TTGGAACGGCAAGATTTAATGACCCAAACACATTACCTAATTCACTAAACATTAAAGCTACTTGTTCGGCAGGTGTCATTAAGCTGAATAACGCATCATTGACATTTGATTTCACATTATCGATTGCATCAATAAATTGCAATAACGATTCCGCACTATCGGTTGATTCAACGGCTACTTTAGCAACCGCACCAGCCATTGAGCCAAATTCTTTCATTAAGCTCTGAGCCGCTTGCGACATTTGAGCAATCTGATCTTTATCTGTTAATCCATCAAACAACTCTTTAATGCCAGCTTGTAAATCAGATGCCTTAATTGCTTTGATCATTACATCCGAGAATGTTTGACCAACCAAAGTTTCTAATGTCTTTTCTAATCCACCTTTATTAGCACCAACGACTGTTTTAAATACCTCATCGCCTATGGTTGCGGTAAATGATGCCCATGACCTTTTCTTTTTTCCTATTTGAGTGCTTAACTCCATATCAACATCAAGGTTGGCAGCTTTAAACAAACCAGTTAATGTTGTAGCAAACGCTTGGGATAATTGAGTTAATGGCTGATCAGCACCTTTTAATAAACGACTACCTGCACCAGTGGCTTTTTCCGCACTAAATTGACCGCCAACAACTTGCGATTCTACTTGTGATCTATAAGTTTTAGCGCCACCGAATAATCCGCCAACTGCACCGCCTATAAACGATCCAACGAATCCACCAATCGGTCCACCAAGCGCAGTTCCAATAGCAGTACCAGCAGCAGTAAATCCAGCACTTAGAAAATCGCCTTGCAATAATTTAATAACTGATCCAGCATAAGGCAATGCTTGTGAGATAGCCCCTGAATATTCGCCAATTGCGCCACCAATATCAGCCAATGCGCCAGTGCCATCGCTAAAATTAGCAATCCATGATCCGAATTGTTGGATTGATTGCTCAAACGCAATGTTGGCAGTTTCAAATCCTTGAGTTATACCTTGCCATGCAGATGATGCCGCACTACCTATCCCATCAATGCCACTAGCATTAGCCGTGCCTGATAATCCACCAGTAATAGCTCCCATAACCTTAGTAATGCCGCTAGAATCGACAATAAATGAAACGATAGGGCGCAGGATTAAAGTTTTAAAAGAATTGACTAGGCTGTCTTTAAATGATTTAGCAAATGACTTGCCACTCTCAAAGCCCCTGAATAACGCATCAGTTAATGATTTATTAAAATCATCGGCAACCTTGTCATTTATTTTCTTTAGATCATCTGCAACTTTTTCAGCCTCTTTGACTTTATCCTCATTGGCTTTTTTCTCGGCATCCAATACTTTTTTGTATTCCATCTCGGAACTAAGTTGTTTGCGTAACTCGATTTCGCGCTCTAAGTCGGCAGTGGCAAGACCTAATCCATCCAAAATGACCTTGCGTTCCTCTAATCGAGCAATTGATAATTCCTCGACAGACCTAGCCAACCCTCGACTAACATCGTTTTCGTCTTTTTGAGCTTGGATTGATTTTTCTAATCCAGCAATTAAATCATCATAAGTTTTAACTGCATCTGCTACTGATTTTTCAAAGTCAATAAAAAAGTCCTCAGTTTCTTTATAAGAGGCTACTAATTTTTCATTGGTGTGCATTGCGGTAAGCATTGAATCAATCATCTGCTTAGTTGCGCCATCCGCTTTTAATTCAGCAATGGTTTTGGCATCTTGAGTTGAAGCACCTTTTGCCAACTCGACATTTTCACGCTCTAATGCGGCAATGTTTTTTAAGACAGTATCTAACTCTGATTTTTTGGCAGTAGTGCCTTTTACTAACTGATCATTTAATTGAGTGCGGTATCTAGCAGCCTCTTGCGTAGACAAAATGCCTTTAGCTTCAGCTTCATTGACTGTTTTTAAATTAGCGGCATATTCTTTTTGCGCTGCAACGGCATCTTTTAATGGGTTGGTTTTTTGTAACTCACCAACAACCGCTTTTAGTTTGTTGTATTCCTCTGTCGCTTTAGCAATATCGCCAATTTTTCCGATGTCTATTCTAGGCAATGGCTGATTCATTGTGCTGCCTTGCGGCAAGATGTTTGAATCTTTTGCGCCAATGTTTTTTAAATCTTTATTTATTTCGTCCATTCTTTTACGATAGTTTTCGTAATCAGGGAACTGGACATTAATTTTTATGTTAATTGGCTTAATGCCACCTAACATTGCTAATCCCGAGCCTAAATCATTGACGGCAGTGGTAAATAAAGTTACCAATCCACTTTTTTTAGCAAATGTCCCAGCTAAATCAGTTAAATTATTTTTTAATACCTGAAATGCACCGCCAATGGTTTGCATTTCCCTAGCTTGGGATCTGAATTTTGCAAGCAACACATCGTCACCAAATGCTTTTGCTAATACATCGCCAGTTATCTTACCCTCTGAAGCCATGCCTCTTAACTGACCAATAGGCACACCAATGCTTTCCGCTAACGCCCTCATTAAGCTAGGCGCAGATTCCATCATTGCATTAAATTCCTCACCCCTTAAAAGACCTGATGCAAAGGCTTGAGATAATTGCAACATGGCACTAGATGCTTCACCAGCACTTGCGCCTGATATTTTTAGGGATAACCCTACATTTTCTGTGATTTTTGAAACAGTGGCTTGTGAAACACCAAAATCTCGCAATGATTGATTAAGTCTTGCATATAAGGTAGCCATTGATCCAATACTGACTTGAGCAGTTTCGGCTATTCGTCTGACATCTTGCAATGCTTTTGAGTATTCAGCGGTATTTCTAGAGGCAAGTTTTAGTTGGGCATTGTATTTGGTATATTCGTCAATTGCTTTGCCCAATGCGGACACGGCAGCCATGCCAATATAAGCAGCTCCAAGTCCCTTGGCAGACGCAGCTAATGAATTGGAGCTTTTAGACGCTTTGTCGGCATCTTTTTCAAATTTATTTAGGGATGCGCTACTGGATTTTGCTGATCGACTTAGGTTGTCTAAATCTTTAGACGCAGTTTTGACTTGAGCAGTATCAACCTTAAAACCTAAATTTAAAATATCAACTGCCATAGTCATTTGTCCTTTTGCGATTCTGTTAAAGCAATCCTATCCAGCAATTTTAGCAAATCCAACTCCCATTCACGCATTTTAATTTCATATAAAGCGCAAAATGCCAATATTTCCTGATAATTTATTGGCGATGCAGCCATTCCTGACTGCCTAGTGTTGTGTAGCTTAATGAACCAATCCCAAACATAATGCAAACTGTCAGGTATTGGCGGAATACCCCACTCGCTGTGAGGTATCCCTGCCGAAATGTAATGCTCTCTTACTGTGTGTTTCTTATCGCTGGATAAACGGTTAAGCGCAAATTCAGCCTTGCAATATTCGAGTAACTCGTTTACAAGGCTTTCGTGAAATTTGCAGCGTTATCGCTTTCCTCGACAATGGCATCCACCCAGTGCGGATTAGCTTCTAGGGCTTGCTTTAGAATCTCTTTTGAGAACTCTTGCTTAACCCCTTCCCAGCCAATTACACGCACTATCGCACCATCAATGTTTTGTTCACGCAACTCATCAATTGATTTTGATGCAGGCTCTTTACCTTTACGCTTGGCTATATCAGCCTCTCGTTGATATTCAGCAAATATTCTTTTTGACCACTTCTGCACAGGTTCGGCATAGCGACCAATTACCAAAAATGAAATACCAGTGTCTTGCCCATCCGTTGTCTTCATTGAAATTGGAGTGGCTACCTCTGATTCTTTTACAGCATTAAAAGTTGTTATATCAATTAGTTTCGTCATGTTAAAGCCCTTTTATAATGCCCATTTGGGAAGCTGTGACAGAGTAGAGGGCGGCTACCTTTTCGCTTGCGCTAGTCACAGCTAAACCATTAAGACAATGTTGTGTCTTGAATTTGGATCGTTGTAGCTTGAACACCTACTGCGCTGCCTGTATATTCCAAAGCAGTGCCTGAGAATGACAAGATAACCACTTTTTCGCCATCATCAGTAGTAGCAGAGCCAATCTTAACGCGAGGCATGTGAACGCTAAACGCATTAGTGTTATCAGCAGACATCAATACATAAGTAAGGCTAACTTCAGATTCAGCATCAAAGTAGTTCAAGATTGTAGTGTCTTCAAATATAGCAGAGCCATCTACGGTTACAGCAACTTTACCGCGTGATTTAGCACCGATTGAACTTGAGCCAATTACAGCTTCCTGAGTAATGTTATTTGCAACGCTGATATTTAAGCCAGTTACAACACCATTGCCTACGCCATCAATGAATAAGAACCCATCAGGTGCAGAGTAGATGCCTTCACCACTTACAGCAGTAGGTGATGTGAAATATTGACTGCTTGTAGCAGCTTCGCCATCTTTACCTAAAAAGCCGAAATCGATAGTAGCCATTGAGTTAGGTTGCAATGCAATAGCCATTGTATCTACTTGTTGACCTAAGAATGTGCGGCTAACACTAGCATCGCTATACCATTCCTCAACTGTAAAGCTGTCATCAGTATGACTAGTTGTAGGAACGAATGTTTTTTTGCCTTTTTCTAATACAGTAACAGTATCGCCAGCAGCTTCAATGGTACGAGTTTGACCAGCCAATGCTGAAACAGTCAAAATAGTAGCAGTCATGCTAGTGATGATAAACAAACCATTGTTACCTGCATCAGTAAAGCCAGTAACGCTAATTACAGATCCAGTTTTAAAGCCATCAGTAACAAATGAGCCTGACGAACGAACGATTGTAGTAGCAGTAGATGATAAAGTGATTATTGCACCAGTAGTAGCACCAGCAACAAAATCTTTACGCACTGCGGCTTGGATAAAGTCCTCGTAAGCATTACCTGATAACTCACCTGACAATGAGCCAGTTGATCTGCGAGTGCCATGACGCATATCACGCACTTGTTGAGATGCTAGGATCTCATTGGATGCGTATGAATCTTTTTCTAACTGGAATGAGCCAGTAACACGACGCAATGAAATTCCGCTTGAACTTGAGGCTTTAGTACCCCATGTCGTTTCTTTCTTATAACTTATTACCTTATTAATACCTTGTGCTGATGCCATGATAATTACCTCTTAAAATAAACCTGCAAATGCAGGAACAACAAAAAGCGCAAATGCGCCACTCTTTGCCTTCGCAGGCTACGGGATAACTTCCGCAAAATAATTGATTGAAATGGGCAGGATGTAATTCTTATCATCTTGCACCGCACTTCCAATAATCGGGGTTCGCATTACCTTAACAGTTAAACCGCTTTCAGTCATGGCTAAACCACGCGCAAAATGCGTTTTAATCGCTTCAGCTTTCAATTGAGCAGCCCCTCTGCCCTTATTAATTGGATAAAATAATATTATCTCAAAAAATCCAACCTCTCTGTAATATCCGTCACCTAAAGTAGGATTTTCAGGCGCAGCAGGCAAAATTCTTACTCGCTGATAGGGAGTTCCCTCTATTGGTGAATAACTTACATTCTCATAAGCCGTGGCAAGGTTACTAGCAATTGTAGCTAATTTTTTCTCAAATGCAGCACTAATTTTGACTACGCTCATTTAACCACCTTACGACCAATGTTTTCTAACGCACTCATAACTTCCTGATAAGTGATTCTAATAAATCCTTGTGGGGCTTGTTTAGAATAACCATTCACGGTTTTTGCACCATCACCATATAAACCAAACTCTAGCTTGTGCGTATAGGGCAGGTTATTGGTAATGAATATACTATCACCTAGCTTGAAGTTAGATAATGCGCCTATGGCTCTAGCATTTGATTCCATGCCGCTTATATCAGCACTTTGTTCAGTCATATTTGGCGCATTTATGCCAACATTCCAATTGCCACGCAATCTGCCAGTATCTACTGGACTTTTCTGCACAACTCTAGTTTCTAACTCTAAAGCAATCGCTCTAGCAATCTGCGATGCGTTTTCTTTTGACTTATTCAGAATTCTATTTAAATCAACGGTCAATGTGCCAGTATTATTGGCAATCATTTTCTCACCTGCAATTCATACAAAACATTGATCCCAGCAGGCTCAATAGCTTTAACGCTAACAATGTCATAGTCAACGCTATTAATGGTAATCTTATCTGTAACGCTAGGCACTACACTCATTTGTATAAACACCTGCTGATCATCTTGCTTGATCAAACTATCAGTGGTGGACTTTAATCCATCGCCATAAGGCAAAATGACACCGATATCAGTTGTTTGGCTAGTGGTTAGCGTATTTGCGCCAGTGGTAGCATCATAAGTATTGCCAGTAGTTTTAGTTAGCGTCATAGATTGACCAAACTTGGCAAGCAAGCTACGAGCAGTTCCTTTGATGCTATTGTAATTCACTTACGCACAACCTCACGGCTAATGCCACTAGAGCTATCTAAAAATGGCGCTAATAAATTATCTATGGCACGGTATTTGGTATAAGCCTGTTTAGTGTCATCGTATTCGACCTCTAAACTAGCAACCTTTTCCCTTTTGGCGATGCGCTCAATGTCAGGGGCTAGATCACCAGTAGATGACCTTAATCCTAAGTCTGCACACGCATTAGCAACCTCGGTGGGCACTACATCATTCGGGTAAAACGAGAATTGATTTAAGTAAGTAAAATCTCTGCGTTGAACCTCATCTCTAGGAAAGCTCAATGCTTGCGCCTCTGTATGGCGATAACCTAAGAATCGTAAACGATAGACCTGCTCAATATAATCAGTGGCTTTTCTCAATGACTGCTCTTTAACGGCAGTCGTTAAACTCGCCCATGCAGTATTACCACGATTAGAATGGTAAGTGTCGGCATCGGCTACACTGATATAACTTTCAGCATTAGCTAATCCAGTTCCGTTTTCAACAATTAAACTCATAATAATCCTTTGTAATAACCCCAGCAGAAAAGCCCCGTTAAGAGCCTTTCCACTTGAATTACTAGCCTAACAATACAGCAGCGAATTCAGGTTTCCATAGTTTAGTACCCCAAGCAGCAGATACATTAAACATAGCTTTTTGGAAGCCTTTGTATGCACGAACTTCAAACACTAGACCTGAATATGGATCTTGGATTGTCATTGCGTCCACAGCAGCGTCACCACCATTTGGCATTGCAGGTGCGCGGATTGCTAACTCTAAAGCATTGCGGTGGAATACCACATTGCGAGTAGAAGCAGCAGTTACACTGATAGCAGCGTTATCAGCAGCAGCTTTGCGTAAGCCCGGTGCGGCTAAAGTAACCACGTTTGCAGCAAGAGCAGATGCAACTACATATTTGTTGGTATCGCCAGCAAATGTAATGATGTCACCAGCTAAGATTGTGCCAGTGCCGCCATCAACAGTAATAGCAGTTGCGCCAATAGCGTAACCACCAGCATTGTTAACTAAGTAGCTTGCGCCAGTACCAACAGCAGGTAATTGGATGCCAGCAGATTCTTTAAGCATGATGCCTTGTAAATCTAATAACACACCATTACGCAACAAATCAGTAGAGCCATTTTCGTTAGCTTTTTGTAATTGAGCAAGGTTACGCAATTTAGTGCCAGCAGCAGTATTCAATACCATTGTGACATCATTCATTGGTGCACCATTATCAACTAAGATTTTACGCAATTCAGCAACTTCATCGAAGTTAGAACCGAATGGTGTAGTGCCAGCAGTACCGAAAGCGCGTGAAGCACCTAAGTAAGCAGAAGTAGCCAAATCGATTTCAATTTCGTTTGTTAATGCGCGCATAGCTTGGCGAATTTGATCACCGTAAATTGTTTCAAAACCTGAGCCGTTATTTACATGACGGATGTCCTCACCAGTCCAAGGTATTTGCACACCGCGAGATTTAGTGATTGATAGAGTTTTGCTGTCCACT